AGTATTCTTGTGTCAGGGTCACCAAATACTTGACCTACTGAATCACGCTTTGTTTGCTCTGGGTCTTTACTATCAAATGGGATGGTATCGCCGTCAGGAGTCTCCCAATGCTTTGAAGTAGAGCCATCATCCTTAGTTTCTTCAACAAGGAATGCGTCCTCAGGAATATTCCGAGATTCTTTGGTCTTTTGTTCTTTAGACTTTGCTGGCTTCTTTGATGGCTTAGGTGCACTCTTAGGTCCATTCTCTTTCTTGAACTTCTTAATACCTTGAACCAATTCGTCCATATCATTTGATAGGTCGTATTTAGCATCATCCAAATCCCAACCAGAGCCGTCAGGGAACTCTCCAGCAATGACTGATTCGTAATACTTACTTCCATTTTCTGGGTCAATGTATTCAACAAGAGAAATGTAGTGCCTATCTCCGTTAGCATCAGTAAATACATCTTCTTCTTTTACTACAGGAGGAAGATTGTTCTTTAGTTCGTCTGGAACACTTTCTTCCTTAGGAGTTTGGTCAATGCCAAATGCTTCTTTTGCTTCGTCAATAAGTCTTCTCAACTCATCGGCAGTGCTCTTATAGAACTCTTGACCCTTGGCTACCAACTCATCGATAGAAGAACCAGTATTGGTCTGACTTGCAACTACATCGCCTTCATTGTCAGAAACAAGACACTCTCCAACAAGGTTTCCATTATCATCTGGATTTATAGATGACGTAGCAGTGAAAGTGCTATTTGGTAGGTCATTATGCTCAATATGTGTAGGAGCATTAGTTGCGCTCTGGTCGTCAATTTTAATGACATCAGTAAGAGTTGAATCTCCATTGTCGCCACCGACAAGACAGCCTCTGTTGATTGGACGACGAACCTTGTCTAGACGGACACCATAGTGCTGCGGGAAGTCATGCGCCTTACCGTCTGTCAAGTCTACGCGACGAATAACAGCCTTACGGTCTTCGCGACCTTGGTCAGTTACAGAGATAATTTGGAAGAGTTTATCTCCTGCCTTGTTGTACATGAAGTCGCCAGGTAGTAAGTCTTTAACCTGTAACTCTTTGAATCCTGTGTCACGAGCATTGGCATCATCCAAAGCCCAATCCATGCTTGCAAGACGCATACGACCATCAGGGAATACAGAGTTTGGTGCAACAGTAAAGTCAAATGGTTTTGCATCTGACGCAATGTTAATGTCAGCAGGGTTGTTCATTGGCTTAATGTCGTCAACAGTCTTAACTAGGTCATCGACATTTACTTCCTTACCATCCATTGCATCTTGAACTGCTTGATAAGCAAGTGCTTCTGCAACCTTACGCTTGTATTCAGGTAGAAGAACTTCATTGTAGTAGCCCATAGCCTTTTCATTGTCTGCAATGTTTTTATCAACATCAAACAATGACTTTCCATAGCCATTCTTTACAGCATTATCAAGAAGTCCTTGGAATACTCCAGCAGTTGCTTCGGAGTCAGCATCAGCAGTATGCCATCCTTCACCAAGGTTTACACCGTAGTGCTCTGCAAGGGTTGGAAGTTTGTTGTTCTTTGGCTTGTTTGGGTCATCACTGTGGATGGCTCTAGCCATAGAAAGAGCATCCATGTAACCAGCAGGGGTATAAGGAACATCTTCATTAGTAGTTATTCGCTCTAAAACTTCACGGTCAAATGCTGAGTTATGAGCAACAAGAATTCCGTTCTGACCAGCCCACTCAACAAACTGTTGATGTGCATCGCCCATACTCATTTGCTGTTGTAGATACTCATCCGTAAGAGGATTTCCATCCCCATCCTTAAGATTTTCTAGAGACCAACCTTCTAGGTTTCTCTCTGGATTCATAAAGACATTAAAGCGGTCTACAACCTTGCCATCGACAACCTTTACAGCACCAAGTTGTACAGGGTTGTTTGTGTCATCACGCATAAGACCAGTAGTCTCGTAGTCAAAGAAGATTAGTTCCTTACCCTTGAGCGATTCTGCAAACTTACTCCAGTCACCATTGGCTGCCTTTAATAGGTCAGCAGCCTCTCCTTGAGCAAACGGGTCATTAGGAACGAATGGTGCATACTTAGGCATCTCTGGGACATAGGTGCTGTCATCTTGAGGAACACTAGGTAGACCTGCAGTCTGTTCATTCAAATCTACTAAAGGAAGGTCCTTAGGCATGTCATATCGAGCAGCCGCTTCACCAATTAACTTCTTGTAAAGTTTTTGACCTTCAACATCACTGTAGTCTGGTTTCCAGTTACCTTCAGCATCATAGAAATGCGGTTGATGGAAGTCTGCAAGAGGTCCTTGTTCAGGAAGTTCTGCATTTCTGATAACCTGCATCGGACCTCTAGCCTGACGCTTCCTCCACTCTTTACGCTGAGTGATGTGACCAGGGTAGTAACCTTCTACGCTAACATTTCCATCTTTGGTTTTTTCATCTGTAAATACGCGCTGAACAACAAAGTGTCCGCGGTCAGTAAGAATATCTCCGGGACGCATGAATTCAGCATTAACCCCAATGATGTGAGGGTCTGTGTCAGGATTAAATCCATGCTTAGCACCAGCAGGAGCATCAGTCCAACGGTCAAGAGCAGCGTTTAGCGCACCACGCCATTTTGCGTACTCTAGTTTGTAGTCGTTGTTATCTTTTCCGCCCTCGAAGTCTTCTTCTTTTGGCTTATGTAATTCTGGTAGGTCTCCAGCCTTAGGAAGTTTCTCTGCATCAAGACCACGAACAACATCAATTCTTGCAAAATGTCGCCACTTCTTTTCCTGCACTGGATGACCAGGGAAGTATCCTCTGATAACAATCTTCTTCTCGTCATCAATATCTGTGCCAACTTCAACAATTGTGAAGTTATCTCCAACAGTTACGTCTCCGGGCTGGAGAGTACTTGCAGGTCGCTTACCAATAGAGATACTTACAGGAGTTTTAGCAGCAGCAATTGTATTGTCTTCTGCTGCTTGAGCATCTTCGATGTCTGGGAAGTTGTCGCCATACCATCCGTCAGCCCATCCTTCGGGAGCAGCACCTTCTGCAAATTCAGCATATTCTTCATCTGACATATTTTCAACGTCAACATATGAATCAGCAGTTGGGGTTGGGTTAGCCGCTTCAATGATACGGCGCATTGCTTCTTCTCTAAGAGCCTCTTGTTCGGCTTCATAGGCTTCATCGTTTTCGTAAACAGTGTATTCACTGTTTCTGTCAGTTATGAATCCACCATCTATGGTGATTTCTTCGCCATCAGCATCTTTACCAATGATAGTTACATCTAATCCAGTAGCCTGACCATCTTCATCTGAAGCATCTACATAGTCGACACTCCAAATTCTCCAGTCAGACGAGCCTTCAGGAATCTCTTCAAGGAAAACATAATCTGTTGGGTCAATAAGGTCTCCTTCTTCAAGTTCATCTGACCCAACTTTAATAGAACGAGTAGTTGGCTTAATCCACTTTGTTGGAGTCTGCTCGTCAGTTACTGGAGCAGTTGGCTCTTCTGGGTTCTCGGGAAGTGCGCTCTCATCTACTGCACTTGGCTGTGTTGGAGTTTGAGCACTATCGATATCTCTTCTTACGCCATTTTCATCGTAAGTATTATCTACAAGTCTACCGCTTGCAGGGTCAAAAGCGTCGTATACATACTTAGGAACATCAATAAACTTGTCTCCAAACTTATCTGTTCCAGTAAGAACTGCATATCTAGTCTTACCTACTACTCCACCCTCTGGACCATCCTCTGGGAATGACATTGCTTGGTAGACCTTTTTGCCAGTAGCAAAACGGTTGTAGAACTCTTCATTAGTCATTACCTCGCCTTGGAAGCGAGTCTTGGACTTCAGATGCTTGTCTAATCTGCTCTTAGCAGCATCAGACAAGCCATCTGTTTTAAATACTCCGCCTACTGGCTTGGCTTGTCCTTGGCTTTCTGGGCTTCCACTATCTTCGAGTGAAGGCTGTACGCCCACTCCCGGCGTTGCTCCCGTGTCATCTCCTTGAGACCCTTCGGGGCTTTCACTAGGGATATTTTCTTGTTGGTCGGCTTGTCGGTCACCTGTTCCTCCTGTATCGATTAATTCATTGTTTCCAATATCATAGATTTTTTGCTGGTTTCTGTCAAATCCAGCCTTAATTGCTTCTTCTCTGTCATTAATAACATCAACAACATCAAGAACCATTTCATTGTTTGCTTCATCGTGCCATAAACCTAGATAGACTCCTTCTGCATCAAGTGCGTCAAGATTGTCTTCAATATACTGGTCAATATAGTCTGCACCATTTGGACCCATAAAGTCGTCATAATTAAACTCTTTATTGAATCCTTGCTGCGCTACAACAATTCCTGTATCAGGTTCTGAACCATCAAGAGGGTCGATTGTTAGACCTCCGCCTGGTTCCATCTCAGCAAGACGGTCCATAATGCTCTTGCTGACAGACGGCTTTTCTTCTTCTTCAGGTGAGATACCTTCACCATCAAGCATTGCTTGTTCTTCGCTAGGGCTTAGGTCACCTGAAGATTGACCGTCTTCTACGTCAGGGGCAACTTCACCTTGGTCAGCAAGAGATGCAAATGCTTCGTCAGAAATTCTTTGAATAATCTCGTTGGTATCTTCACCCTGCAACTGAAGCGCATCGCGGATTGCTTCGGCTGATACCTGAACAGCGACATCATTGCCATCTTCATCAGTAACAGTAAATGGAGCCATACCAGCGTTGTATTCACTATCCTCATCGCGTGGCTCTAGAGCAAATTCTAGATTGTCGATAAGGTCTTGCGTCTCAAAATCACGAGCCAAGAAGTAAGGGTCATCAGTAAATCCAACAGGAACACCTATTTGATTAAGTTCGTCGCCTTCTTCAACATTGGTAATGTCATCAATAGCAAATGGCTCTGTGCTTAGTTGATGATATCCTTCTGGAAGTTCAATTTCTTCGTTAGCAGGAAGGAATGGTGTGTGGTCATAGCCACCGTCTGCCCAAGCCTGACGCTCTTCCTCGGTAAGACCTTCAATGAGAGCAGGAACTTCTTCTTCTGCGTCTGGCTCTAGGTCATCAGACTTATCATGGTCACCTTCAGCGAGTGTGTTTCCATCGAGTGGATTTACTTCACTTACTTCTGGATTTTCAATAACATGGTCAACAGCATCTGCAACATCCTTATATGCTTCGCCACTGCCATCTTTTCCAGGACGAATAAATGCTTCAGGAGTTTCTTCTTCTTGCTTAGTGCCAAGACGTTCGTGACCCTTTTTGTATGTATCGTCTACAAACTTATCTGCTTTTTTGCCAGCCTGTTTTAGAGCATTGTATAGGGCTTCAGCAGGAACGTACTCTTCGCCCATGTCAAAATCAAGAGGACCGCTACCTGAACCATTTACGTTGTTTGGGTCCTCGCCAAGAATAGCCTTCTGCAATGCAAGAGCAATTTTTTCAGGAGAGAACTTATTAGCCAACCGCTTAGGGTCGTCAGTGTAGTCTTGGCTTTCTTGGTCAGTGAGACCTTCAGGAATGTATTCTTCTTCACGGTCTACTTCGTAAGCACCCTGAGGAACAGAGCCATCATCAACAGGAAGTTGAGCAACTGGCTTTGGTTCTGACTTACGCTGTTCTTTGGCGTTAGAACCCTTGTTCTTTTGCTTAATAGCATCTGCTGCTTTAGCGAAGTCGTCTTCGAAACCTTTGAACTTATCTCCAAAAGTTCCTTTCTTGATTGCCTTGGCAATTTCTTTTGAACGCTTTGCAAGTTCAGCAGAGGACATTCCTTCAGGAAGATTTCCTGTGCGAAGGTAGTCAGCAATCTGACCAGCCATGTCACTAAGACCAGCAGCAGTGTCGTTGTTTGCAATTTCATCAAGACCAGAAAGAAGCATATCTTCTGGAAGTTCTGGACGGTCTGTGCTACCCAAAGCATCAGTCATCGAATCATCGAGCATCTTTGTCCATGAATCGCTCTGCGAGATTTCTGTTCCGTCTTCGTCAATCAAGCGGTAAGAGTTCTTGCCATCTTCGCCTGTTGTTTGGGCTACGATGTATGTACCATCGGTGAATGCTTTTTCACCTTGGTTGCCCTTGAAGTTTTCTACAGGTTCCCAGCCCGATGGAGAATCTACAATTTGTAGGTCTGCTTCGCTGATAACATCTGATTCATCTGCTGCACTGATTTTTGCAGGAGCAGGACTTACACCGTCAGGACCTTCTTGGCCCGGAAGGTATGCCTTGATTCCTTCAGCACTACCTGCAGGAACACGAACAATACCGCGTGGAGTTTCAACATCAAAAGTGTTTGAGTTAGGGTCAGCAGCCAGAGCGCGACCTGTTAGCCAGCGAACTGAGCCATCTGCAAGACGTAGAAGGGCGCGCATACCGCCACCCTCTTCAGCGAATCGACCCAAGCGGTCACGACGCTGGCGCATAGCACGCATACGACGCTGGAAGTAAGAGTTACCATCGCCAGAGAATGCTGCAGTAATTGCTTCAAGAGCGCGAAGACCTTCGTCTGTAGCGGTAAGACGAGTAAGTGCATAAGTGCGTGTATTTTCATCTGTTTCTGGTGCAAAAGCAGATGCAAGAAGTGGTGCTGTTTCTTCATTAACAGTAGGGTCAGCCATGTACCAATGCATCTGAGCATTGTTACGAGCGGATGCAGTCATAACGTGTGGAGCAGCAGAGTATGGGTGAGCGGTATTAAGAAGGTCTGAGTGCTTCTTGATAGTTAGGTAGTTTAGGTTGCCTTGAGCAACATCAATAAACTTGCAAACTTCATTGAGCGCGTAATCGCGACGTGAAGAAAACTGTAAGAATCGTGTCTCGTTAAGAGAACGCCATAGTACCTCAAGCGCGGAAGCCTGTGTAACTTGGCGGATGGCAGGAACCTGTGCATTGGCAGCATCAGCGATAGCCAAAACCTCATTACGAAGTTGGATAGCCTGTTCTAAAGTAGAACGACGCTTTACGCCCTTGAAGCCTCCACTACGAAACATCTTTTTTTCGTTACTCACGAAGAAGCACCCTTCTCATTTTTAGGTAATAAATCCGCATCATTACTGTTATGTGTATATTCTGCCAGGTTTTTTGCACGGCTATATGCGTCATCTCCGTTATTTACACCACGCAACCAAGAAGCGCGAAGTGCAGGAATGATGTCATAACCTAAACCAGAAAATTCTGCTAAAGCAATAATAGCATCCTCTGGAGATTTGTAATATGTAAAATCTTTCAGTTCAATAGAAAGTTCTTCTTTGTAGTAAATGTCGTCAACATCTTGTTTTAAGTTATCTCTGTTGTATTCAAGAATTGCATCTGAACTAACAACGCCATCAGGAATAACTGCAAATCTGCATTTGCCCATAGGTTCAACTGGCAAGGCGATAATTTGACATTGGTCTCCACCTAAGTAGAAAACGCAGTTAGAGCAATTAACACCGATTGAAGCAACTTCATTCTCTTCGGCAGGAGTATAGCCAGCCCATACGCCTGTTTCATCTTCATTGAACTTTCCATACTTGTCTACAATCTCAAGTAATGCTCTTGCTAAGTCTTGTTCTTCAGGGACTAAGTGACCTGCTGCAACAAGTGCGGAGTTGGACTTCTTAGTGCTTTTTGGGTGAGAAGCAGGAAGTAAATCATTATCTGCAATGTACTTAGAATTTGCTGGCTTACCAGACTTAAGGAGTTTTAGATAAGCATTGACACGACCCATAGCCCATTGGTTACGATTCATTCCGGGGCGGTGGCTCGTCGAGAAAGCACCAGAACCTCTACGGTAGACAGCCTTAAGCATTCCTAAAGTAGCCTTGCGACCTTGAGGAGCCTTCTCGTTATGTGCTTTAACTTTTTCTTTAAGGGTGTTTTCAGTGGCTGCTGAGAACTTAACACTCTTAGACTTCCCATCAGAAGCAGAGCCTTTTGGGTTTTTTTCTGAGCCATGAACTCTTTCCTTTTTTAGTGCAGGAGTTTTTGGGTCACTATTACGCATTAGGTTGTCCTTCTGTTGAAGGAGGACCAAACAATTCAGGGAAGTTTTCTGCAGTTGGTTCTTGAGGTTCTACTGCAGGAACTGGTGCAGGTTCTTCTGTAGGTGTTGCACCTTCAGGAGCAGGTGCTTCACCTTCGGCTGGCTGGGCTGCTGGTTCACCTGATAGAGCCTGTGCAACATTAGGTGGAAGCGGACCAACAGATGAAGCCTGTTGAGCATTCTTAATCTTGTCCATCATGTCTGGGGCAAGTGCAGCAAGGGCAGCCTCTGTGAGTTCAGGTGAGAGCATACCCTTTTCGAAGAACATACGGATTGCAAGTTCTTCTGGAGTAGGAGCATCTGCATCTGAGAAGCCGTGTGCGTGTCGCCAAGCAGATAGAGAGATTGCCATCTTGTCAAAACCTGCATCAGCATCAGCAGCGCGGTCATTACGAGTTGAAATGCCTGATGGGTCATACCAAACAACAATGCGCTCTACGTCGGACTCTGGGAAGCCGTTTGCAAGTAGGTAAGGACGTAGGTAGACAACGGTAAGAGCGTCTGCAATGAGAAGCATAAGAGGCTCGATATGCGTCTTGTAAAGCGTTTCATCAATCTGCAGGGCGTTTGAGTACTTGACGTTAGCAAGACCAGTTACAACGTCCTTAGGCACGTCTACGCCCTGCAGAATGCGTTCCAGTACGCGGTCAGCACGTTGAGCAAGGGCAGGGTCGAAGGAACGCTCAAACTTGAACTGCTTAATCTTGTCGCCAAGTTCTGCAGGTCCACGAATGATGAGTGGAACAACTGCTGATGCGGAATCCTCGTCCTTGATTGGGGTCGTCATCGCGTCAATAAGTTGTTCTTCGAAGTCATCTTGCTGTTCTTCGATAAGGTAGTCAGGGTCTAAGTCTGTATCGTCTGCATATGGATAGTCAGGTGCAGGATTTGCGGCAACGGATAGACCGTCTGGCAAGTAAAGAGCACCAGCGTTAAGGCGTGAGCGTGCTGTTGCACGGAACGTACGGTTGAGAAGCAAAAGTTCGGCGCACATATCAAGAAGACCGCGTAATGATGAATCTGCTTCGTCAGAGAAGCGTGGATGTGAACGCCAGATACGACCAACAAACGCTCCAGCACCAAGTTGCTGAGTTGACTTGTTCCCTGAGTTGTTTCCGTATGCTTGTTCGCGACGACCAATGACGTTGTAGCCGCCCTTAGCGTCGGCTAGTACTTCGTCTACCGACTTAATATCCCATGACTCAGGTGTGCCTACAGCAGGGCGTGAAGGCATCTGTACGAGATAGCATTCGCCAGCAACAGAGAGGTTAAGAGCAGCATCGCGTAGAAGTCCTGCCTGACCACCATAAGCGGAGTCAAGACGGTTAAGAGCGCGCTCTGCAGCAGATGCGAGACGCTCGTCAATAATGGTTGAAGTGCGAGTTGCTACAGGAGTCTCTGCAGGATTCTCTACAACAGCGGCAAAGATTCGGATTCGAGAAACAACAGAGGCAACAAGATTGAAAGCGTACTTAAGTTCGCCGATTGCGTCGTAGTATTCCCATGCTTCTTCTTGCCAAGAGGAAGAACTTGATGAGCGACGATTTTTAAACTGCTCAAATTCGCCTTTGTCGCCAACTTTAATTTGCTGGGCTGCTGCTGTGAGAGGACGATGCGCGATATATGGAAGTGACTGTGCAGAATTGACTGCAGAAGAGTCATCACGACTAAAAATACCCATTTACTGGTGTCCTGTCATTAGGTTGCGGAGCATGAGGGGTCAGTCCCTGTTCTCATACGCGGTCAACAGCCCCGCCGTTGCAGAAAGCGCGAGGGCTACTGCAAAAAAGCGGAACGAACTTGCATTAATTGTATACCAAGTTACAAAAGCCAATCCGAGCCACACGCTAGAACACCACTCGCAAGTTAATAGGTATCCAGTCTTAGTTGTCTCTGGTGGAAAGCGGTTCCAGATGCGATTTCTTAGGCTTTGAAATATTTCATCGCGGGTAATAAGCCTTGTAGCACGGTAAGTTGCTAAAGAAAAGATAATAAAATCAAGGATTGTCATAGTAAATCTAATTTGCTCCTAACATATTGCCAACTGGAGACCAATTCTTCAGTCGGGAACCACAGCCGCAAGATTTATCTTTTCTAACTGCGATAATTTTGTTCGTAACTGTAATAAAACGCGATATTTTTTGCTCGTCAACGGTACGTTGCGTGTAATCTTCGCGGAAAAATAGCACAGGACCAGTAGGAGATTCAACTCCAATAAAAATAGTTGTCTCAGTTGCAATCACACGAGCAATATCTGCAAAGTGTGAGCCTTTAATAGATGTGGCATGGTGGTGAGAGATGGCATTGATGTCTAAAGAGGGATAAGTATCGTTTGGAGTGATGTGTACGTTCGCTGGAAAGGTGTCTAAGACTCGCATTGGAAGTTTTCCCATCCTAAGATTTCGGTGGCTAGTTTAGTTGTAATGATAATTGGGGTATTTTGGCTGGAAATTGGTAGTTTTTCGGTAAGTTCTGCTTCGTTTGTAGCAAAAAGTAGGCTGGCTGGGCTGTGTAGGGCTTGAATTTGCTCAATCGGGAAGGCGCGGGGGATGGCGGGGGTGGTATCGGTGGTGATTGTCTGCAGAAGTCGCGCTTGAGGATGGTTTAGAAGCGAGGGATTCTTCCAAATAAGGCAGTACTTCATTTGCGTAAGCCTCTTTCTACTCGGCGGAACATTGCTCTGGCAGATACTCCAGTTGCCTTAGCAATCGTATCAACAGGAACGCCTTTGAGATAGAGGTCTGTGACTAATTGGGTGAGTTTGTCGTTTGCCTTTTTGTAGGGACTGGCTGGTGGAGTCTTTGAACGGCATCTTTGAGCAAGAATAGAAAGACGTTGAAGTTCGGGAATCAGAGATGGCGGAACTTTGGGGGAGAGGGGGCGAATTGTGAATTTTACCGGGGGCGTGGGGATAGGTTCTGGGAAGGTGTGGGAGGTCTCAACGGATTTAATCCAGTTGTAGACGGTGGACTTGGGGCGAGGTGGGGTGAGTGACGCTCCGAGAGTCGAGAGGGACCAACCCGCAGTGTGGAGTTGGTGGAGGCGGTCTGGAATAAGGGGTCCGCAGGAGTTGAGGAAGCGGACTTCATCTTCTGGAAGCATGTTCCTATTGTACAGTGTTTTCTTTTAAGTGTTTATCTTCGCAGGAGCGTGCAAGAGAAGGAACGACGAATCGTTTTCCGCACCAGTCGCAGTACCAGAGGTATTCATATTTGCTGGAAGACATGCCTTAAGTCTACTCCTTCGGAGCCGGGCTATTTCTGAACGATTTAGTAAAAAGAATGAACAGTTACTTTTTTTGGATTTGGTCGCTGAGTCGGCTACCCCTACTTTGGGTGTCTTTTGTAATCGTTTCCAAAATTATGAATGTGAGTGTGTGTTGCTTATTTGTATTTGTTGCTTATTTGTATTTGTTGCTTATGTGTGAATGTGTGTGTGTTGCTTATGTGTGAATGAATGAATGAATGAATGTGAATGAATGAATGAATGAATGAATGTGAATGTGAATGTGAATGTGTGTGTGTTGCTTATGTGTGAATGTGAATGAATGTGAATGAATGAATGTGAATGTGTGTGTGTTGCTTATTTGTGAATGTGAATGTGTGTGTGTGTGTGTGTGTGTGTGTGTGTGAATGTGTGTGTGTGAATGTGAATGAATGTGAATGTGTGTGAATGTGTGTGCCTATGTGTCTATGTGAGCAAGTGTGAGTGTGTGTATGAGCAAGCAAGTGAGTGAGTGAGTGAGTGAGTGAGCAAGTGTGTGTGTGAGTGAGCAAGTGTGTGTGTGAGTGAGTGAGCAAGCAAGTATGTGTGTGTGAGTGTGAATGTGAGCAAGTGTGTGTGTGTGTGTGTGTGTGAGCGTGTGTGTGAGCAAGCAAGTGAGTGTGTATGAGAGAGAGTGTGTGTGAGTGTGTCACCGCATAGGACTATGGCTAGGCAATACCGCAAGCACCGCATAACCCAATAACCGCAAGGGGTTACGGCACTAATTTGACATTAGTCAGGTAATCAGGGACAATGATTCTATGCAGTTAGCAAGGGGCTAACCGCATAACCGCAAAGGGGTACACACTATGTACAAAGATACCGTTCAGCACATTGGCGAAACACTAACCGCATTACAGATTCTGTTGCTATCCGTACAGACAGAGTGGGTAGATGTTAAGTCAGATAGTGACCGCACCGCACTAGTGGACATAAACGCAGACATTCGCCAACTGTCGCAGACACTACTCCGCATTGGTGGGTCAGAGGTCAGAGATAGCCTAGCGTGGCTATCTGACAACAAGACACACTTGAGCGCACCGCTTTCATAACCGCAAGGCAGTAAGTCACCCCCCTAGCCGTATGGCAGGGGGGTTACTTATTTGCAACGCCTACCGCAAGTGCGTGTGCGTGTGCGTGTGCGTGTGCGTGTGTGTGTGTGTTGCTTATTTGTGAATGTGAATGTGTGTGTGTGTGTGTGTGAATGTGTGTGTATCCGCAAGCGCGTGAGCAAAAATAAAAATACCAAAAACTGAAATTTTTTATTTTTACCGTAAAAAATTTAGTTGAAATTTCAACTACTTTATTGTTAC